AGCAAGCTATTCATGATGAGTTTGAGTTGACTGGTGCAATTTATAGCACTTACTTGATGCCAAAGTCAGCAGTTGATGGTGTAGCTGATCAGGTTATGAATTTGACTAGTGTTCTTGAAAAGCATGCAGAGTTTATGGAGGATACTAAAGAATATGAAGGTGGTTTCAAAAAAAATCAGTTTTATGACTATTCAACAAACACTTCAAAGCCAACAAGCAATTTCATGTTTTCGACAAAAGCAAGTTATCTTGCTGGTGTTTATGCATCTACACATATAAAAGGCAGTCATAAAGTTATTGATATAGCTGAGACTTGGGAGAAAACATTGTCAAAATCATGGATTGATTTGGCATCACCATCTGGATTAAGAAAGAAAGGTAAGCTGTTTTTTGGAAATAAAGGTAATTTTATTATGACAGAAGAGTTGTTGGAAGCCATAGGTGATGAAGAAGTTGCTGAAATAATGGCACTGTTTGATGAGGGAGCTAAAACAAAAAAGTATAAAGATTTTTTTATATCATATCAATCTAAGATAGTCACCATGTGTGATAAACAATTCTGTTTTCATATAGTTAATAAGATACAAAGAGGTGGTGGTAGAGAGATTTTTGCTATGGATGTTGTCACTAAAACCTTGCAGCAACCATTAGAAGCTATGTTCAGAGCTATGTGTGAGTGTTTTGATAATGAATTTATATCTGTTCCCAGTAGCCAAAGGCTTCATAAAATCCATTCTAAGTTGCAAGGGATGAGTTTTGAACATTTTTTGTTGGCAACTTTGGATTGCAAGAGATGGGCTCCACAAAGTAATTTGAATAAATATGTCAGTTTTGTTTTAGGCTTGGCAGATGTTCTCCCTGAGAATTTTGTTAAGTATTTCCTTGGTTTCATGCATCATTATTATGATAAAGAGGTACATATAAATCAGAAAGTTTTTAGATCTTATTTTTCAGGTTCCCAACATGATGAAAATCTTAAGTTTTTTGATGTTAGTGAATATGGGGATTCTTATTGTTTTAATATGCCTTATAGTTTTATGATGGGGATTTTTAATTTTTTAAGTAGTCTCATGCATGTTGCAAATATCATGATGGCTAATGATTTGATACAAGACCAACTTTCAAAGAAGGCAGGTACTTGGTTTAAAGCTGTCATTATAGCACATTCAGATGACTCAGGAGGTTATTTTTGTGCTTCTGATGAGGAAACCCTAATACTTGGTATATTGTGGTATGAATGCATACTCTCTTTGTGTAATCACAATTTATCCCTTAAGAAGTGTGTTCTTAGTAAGAATTATTTAGAATTCCTGAGTATTCTTTATATAAACAAAAAATTGCTCCCGCTGATAAACAAGTTTGTTTGTAATCTGGAAATAAGTACAACTGATAAGGGACCATCTTCAGATTTGTTAAAATCTATTGATAAATCATTGGAGCTTACCACATATGGAGGAACTTTTGAAGAATCATTTTTGAAGAAAAGACTTTATGGTGCATGCATCCTTGATTTTTATAAAATACCTAGGTTTGATGATTTGCCAGCACATGCATTAGGTATGCCAAGTTGTCATCCCTTGATTGATTTGCTCATGGGAACATCTTCTGAT